GGCGCGCGCTCGAGGACGGCGACCCGGCCGACTGGTGCCCGGACTGCGGCCAGGAGACGGAGTTCTTCGACGACCGCTGGAGGCACAAGGACCCGAACGCGCGCGCGTGCTTCCTCTACCCGATGCGCGGGGACGGGACGGCGGACGGCCCGCTCCGGAGGCCGGACCTCCGGCTCAACGAGGCGACCAACGCGCTCGACGCCGCCGGCGCCGACCCGGACTCGCAGGAGACGCAGCGCGCGCTGATCGAAGCGCACCTCGACGACCTCGCGGAAGGGGGCGGCAGATGAAAGACGGAGCGAGGAGGATGCTGTTCCGGACGATCGGCTACCGGCCGCGGCGCCGAGGGATGCACCCGGCGCTCGTCGTGCTGATCCTGATCGCCGGACTGTGGGCGCTCGGCCTGCTCGAGGGCATCATGCCCGGGCTGTGGAGCGGGGGCTCGAGGTGAGCGCGCACCTGTGCAAGTGGACGGACGACGCCGGGCGCTGCCGCGCCCCGGCGAGGTCGACCAGGAACGGCGTCCGCATGTGCGAGGCGCACCTCGCGGCGTTCGACCTCCGGCATCGCGGCGGCGCGGTCGGCGGGCCGGTGCTCCGCGGGGACTACGGCCCGGTCGAGGTAGTCGCCGGGAGGAACAGCGGGAGGCGCGGGTACTACGATGGGGAGGACGACGGCGGCAGCGACCGCGTCCTCGTGTACCTGAAGACGCCGTTCCGGAGCGCGCCGGCCAGAATCAATCGGCGGTCGCTCCGGGTCGCGGACCGGTGGGACCTGCTCGACCGCTGGGCGGGTGACAACCCGAGGCAGGCGACGCTGCTCGGCGTCGTCGTGCGGAGGGACAGGCGGCCGGCGGCCCCGCAGGCCCGGCCAGAAGGGAGCAGTCGGAATGGACAAGCGAAAGCGAACCCTGCGCGACGAGGTGAAGGAGGTTCTGCGCCGGCGAGGCCGGGGCAAGCCGATGACGGTCGGCGCGATCGCCGCGGCGATCGAGGAGCGCGGCAGGTACCGGCGGCCGAACGGGAAGCCGGTCAGCCCCGGGCACATCGCGTTCCTCGCGCTGAGGAGCCCGGACCAGTTCACCTACGGCCGGGGGGACAAAAAGACGAACGTCGGACTCGTCCCCGGCACGTCGTGAAGCGGAGGCCGAGCCCGCTCCGTCGCGCGCGTGAGAGCGCGGCGACGGTAGCGGGCAGGGCGCTCGCCCGCCGGAGGATGACCTCCATGACGGCCGGGGAGCGCAGCCGCGTCGCGCGCAAGGCGGCGCGCGCGCGGTGGGGGGTGAGGCTCGAGCGGGGCAAGTGCTCGGCGTGCGGCCGGGACGTAGCGTGCCGGGTCCCGCGCGGGGGTGATGGATCGCTCACGGTCGCCGTGCATCACACCCGGTGGGCGCCGGGCGCCGCAGCCCCCGACAGGTGCCCGGGTAGCGGTATCGAAACGACGTAGAGGGAAGCGCAGCGGAGCGAAGCGCGGGGCGCCCGGCCTTCACGGCCCGGGCGCCCCGCCGCGTTTTATAGCGAGACTACGTTTGACCGGCGCGCGGCCCGGTGGCTCCATGGCCGGCGTGAGCGCGCCCGTGCTGACGTCGATGCCGCGCCGGTTCTCCGCCGGCTCGACCGTGTCGTACCGCCGGACGCTGCCGAACTACCCGCCCGCCTCCTGGACGCTGAAGGTGTACCTGGCCGGCGCGCTCGGGATCTCCGCGACGGTCGCCGAGGACGGCGCTGACTACGTCGTGACCTTCTCGGCGTCCGCGACCACGCCGCTCCCCGCCGGGGCCTACCGGTTCGAGGAGCGGGTCGAGGACGCCTCCGCCAACGTCTACGGCAGGGGGCAGGACCCGGACCTCGACGGCGGCATGGTCACGGTCACGCCGAACCTGGCGGCCGCCGGCGCGGCGACCGGCGCCTTCCAGCTCTGGGCGGAGAAGACGGTCGCGGCGCTCGAGGCGAACATCTACGGCGCCGCGAGCGACGACGTGTTCCGCTTCTCGGTCGGCGGCCGGACGGTCGAGATCGCCTCGCTCAAGGACAAGATGGAGCTGCTCCGCGAGCTGCGGATCGAGCTGCGCTCCCGCAAGTCGGGCGGTCCGTTCTTCCGCGACGTGCAGGCCCGGTTCTCCGACAGGCCGCAGGCGTGACGCGGCTCCCCGCCGTCCCCGCCCGCATGTCCTTCGAGGACGTGGCGCGCCGCGCGGCGCTCGCCGACGGGCGCGTCCGGCGCGCCGCGCGGGCCGCCGACCTCGAGCTGCGCGCCGCGCGCGACCTCCAGGGGCCGTGGACGCTCGAGAAGCCGGGCGGGCTCATCGACCCGGCGGCCGGGGCCTCGGGCCGGCTGCTCGGCGACTGGAGCTGGAACCGGAGGTCCCCGGACGACGACGCGCGGGGGTCGATGACGCGGCTCCGCGGCCGCGCGCGGAACCTCGAGGAGACCAACGCGTACGCCGAGTCCTACCTGAACGCCGTGGCCGTGAACATGATCGGCCCGAAGGGGTTCCAGCACGAGGCGCTCGTCCGCGACAACGACGGCAAGCTCAACAAGCGCATAAACGACCGCATCGAGAAGTCGTTCGAGGAGTGGTCACAGTCGTGCACGCGCGACGGCCGGATGGGCCTGGTCGAGTTCGAGCACGTCATGGCGCGGACGGCCCCCCGGGACGGCGAGGGCCTGGTCCGGGAGTGCTACGGGCCGCAGTTCCCCTACGGGTACGCGCTCGAGGGCGTCGACCCCGACCTGCTGGACGAGTCCTTCTCCCGGATCCGGAACGAGCGGGAGCCCGAGGTGCGGCTCGGCGTCGAGGTGGACGAGGACGCGCGGCCGACCGCCTACCACCTCCTGGTCGACCTCCACCGGACCGGATCCCGCCGGCGCGAGCGGGTCGAGGCCTCGCGCATGATCCACCTGGCCCGGTTCCGCCGGGTGGGGCAGACCCGCGGGATAACGTGGATGCGCCCGGTGATGATCGCCCTCCGCATGCTCGACGGGTACGAGGAGGCGGAGCTCATCATCTCCCGGGTCTGCGCGAGCGCCGGCGGGTTCTTCACGGCCAACACCGACAAGTCGAGCGAGTACGACCCCGAGGACGACGACCCGAAGCAGCCGCTCGAGTTCGAGGCCACGCCGGGCGTCATGAAGCAGCTCCCGAAGGGCTGGGACTTCAAGCAGTGGTCCCCGGAGCACCCGACGTCGGCCTTCGCGCCGTTCGTGAAGGGCACGCTGCGGAAGGTCGCCAGCGGGCTCGCCATGTCCTACAACGCGCTGACCAGCGACCTCGAGGGCGTGAACTACTCGAGCATGAGGTCCGGGCTCCTGGTCGAGCGCGACTCATGGCGCTGCCTCCAGACCTGGTGGGTCGGCCGCTTCCGGCAGCGGATCTACCGGAACTGGCTCTCGTCGGCGCTGCTCTCCGGCCAGCTCAAGCTCGACACCCGGGACTTCACCCGGTACCTCGAGGTCCAGTGGCACCCGCGCGGCTGGTCCTGGGTGGACCCCCTGAAGGACGTGACGGCCGCGGTCCTGGCGATCACCTACGGGCTCGGCTCGCGGACGGAGTTCCTCGGCGAGGAGGGCCGCACGTTCGAGCGGATCCTCGAGAACCTGCTCCAGGAGACGAAGGACGCCATGGAGAAGGGGGTCCCCATCCTCGGCGAGGCGGCCGCCAAGGGCGCCGACGCGGAGAAAGAGTCGGAGAAGGACGACGAGGCCGAGGACGCCGGCCGGTCCGGCCGCAACGGCCACCACTCGCAAAACCGGGTCGCGGCGCTGCTCAGGTTCGCGGCCGAGCTGGACCGCAGGGAGGGCTGACGCATGCCGCACAAGCGATACCCGGGTGGCGCCGCGACGAAGGTCCGCTACGTGGACGCCGTCCTCACCAGGACGGCGCTCCGGGCCGACGGCGACGAGGCGCGGTACGAGATCGCCATCTCCAGCGAGACGGTCGTCGAGCGGAACTTCTACGGCCTGGCCTGGCGGGAGCAGCTCGACCACTCCGCCGGCGCCGTGCAGATGGGCCGGCTCAAGTCGGGCCGCGCGCCGTTCCTCGCGGACCACGAGACCCGGACGCAGGTCGGGACCCTGACCAACGCGCGCGTGGACGCCGACCGGGTCCTGCGGGCCGAGGTCGTGTGGGGCGTCAGCGAGAAGGCGAAGGAGCGGAAGGCCGAGATCGACGCCGGGACCAACGTCGGAGCGAACGTCTCCGTCGGCTACGTCCCCAAGCGGTGGAAGCTGATGGAGGAGGACGCCGACAAGGGGGACCTGTGGCTCGCGAAGCTCTGGGAGCCCATGGAGGCGAGCGGTGTGGCAATCCCCGCCGACGCGACCGTCGGGTTCGGGCGGGGCAACGAGGGGCCGGGGGAGTTCCCGGTCGAAACCGAGGAGGAGGACCGCCCGATGCGCAAGAAGTGGGTCATGGACGAGCGGGGCCGCGCGGTGGAGGTCGACGAGACCGACCCGCGGCCGGAGCTGAACGCGTCGCAGCTGGAGATTCTCACGCGGAACGCCGGCGCGCCGCCGGCGCCCCCGCCCGCGCGCGCCGGCGGGGCCGTGCCGTCCGACCGCGACCGGGCCGCCGAGTTCGCGGAGATCGCGGACTTCTGCCGGGCGAACGGGGAGCAGGTCGACGCGGCGTGGATCCGCGAGGGCCTGACGCCGGACGCCTACGCGCTGCGGCTCCTGAAGGCGAAGGCCGCCAACGGGACCGCGCAGCCGGCGATGGAGCGCATCGCCGCGAACCTGACGGACAAGGAGCGGGCGGAATACTCGGTGGCGCGGGCCATGGCCATCTCCGCCGGCCTGAACCCGAAGGGGAGCGGCGGCATCGGGGCCAGGGCCGAGGGCCTCGAGTGGGACCTGCACCGGGAGATCGAGAAGAACCTCCCGCCGAACTTCTCGCGCCATGAGGGCGGGGTGTTCGTGCCGCTGGCGCTCAACAAGCGCATGGCGGGGGCGCCGGTCTCGAGCGGCAAGCGGACCATGGACAGCGTCACGGGGACGAAGGGCGCCGAGCTGGTGTTCGACCGGCCCGGCGACCTGATCGAGTTCTTCCGGAACCGCTCGGTCGTCACGCGCCTCGGCGCGCGGCGGCTGACGGGCCTGGTCGGGCCGATCACGTTCCCGAAGCAGACCGGCGGCATGACGTTCTACTGGATGCCGGAGAACGGCGGCGTCGACGTCACGGCGAGCGACATCACGCTCGGGCTGGTCACCCTCGCGCCGAAGACGGTGATGGGGGCGAGCAAGGTCTCGCGGCAGCTGGTGATCCAGGCGCCGAGCTCCGGGATCGACGTGGAGAACATGATCCGCGACGAGTTCGCGATCGGCCACGAGCTGGAGGTCGACCGGGTCTGCCTGCACGGGACCGGGGCGAGCGGCCAGCCGACGGGCGTCTTCAACGCGCCCGACGTCCAGACGCAGTCGCTGGCGACGGTGGACTGGGCGAGCGTGCTGGCCTTCGTGAAGAAGGTCGCGGCGAAGAACGCGCCGGCCGACTCGATCGGCTGGGCGACGACGCCGGAGGCCGCGGCCAAGTTCATGACCACGCTGAAGGACAGCGTGGCCGGCGCGCGGTACCTCTGGGAGGGGACGATCTACGACGGCGAGATGGCCGGCTTCCGGTCCATGTCGTCGAACCAGATCTCGAAGCTCCTGGGGACCGGCGCGCAGCACGGCGTCATCGCCGGCGCGTGGAACGACATGGTCGTCGGCAGCTGGGGCGCGATCGAGATCACGGTCGACCCCTTCACGCTGATGCTCCAGGGCCTCCTCCGCGTGGGGAGCTTCGAGCTGATGGACACCATCGTCCGTCACGGCGAGTCGTTCTGCACCGGAGTGGTCACCCCGTAGGCGCGGTCGCGCCCGCGGAACGCTGAGGACGCAGGGACGGACGAAAGGGAGCCACCCCCATGACGAAAGTCCGATGGAAGACGGACCACCAGCTCGGCGGCGGCAAGTACGCCGTCACCGGGCAGGTGGCGGACCTGCCGGAGCCCGAGGCTCGGAGGAAGGTCGCGATGGACTACGCCGAGCCGTACGTCGAGCCGCCGGCGCCGCCCGAGGGCGGCAAGCACGACCAGGGGGGCAGCGGGGAGGGCGCCGGCAAGGCGCCGCCCGGCGGCCAGCCGACCACCGAGGGAGCCAGGACCGGGGACCCGAGCCCGAGCCGCCGCCAGGCGTAGCGGGGGGCGGGAGCCACCAGGAGGAGGAGCGAGATGTTCCAAGGGAACGAGATGACGCGGCTCGTCACGAAGGTGCTGACGGCCCTGGCGAGCCGGACCGCGAGCCTGACGGCGACCGGCGTCCTCATCACCGACCTGGAGGGGGTGGTCCAGTTCCACCTCCGGCACAAGGACCTGTCGGGCACGAGCCCGACGTGGGCCTGGTCGGTCGAGGACTCCGACGACGACAGCTCCTACGCGGCCGTGACCGGCCTGTCGGTGGCGGCCGCGGCGAACACCGACACGAAGATCGCCATCGACCGCGCCAAGCTCCGGAAGTACGTGCGCGTGGTCGGGACGATCGGCGGCAGCGCGACGCCGACGCTGGCGACGTGCGCCGACGTGCGCGGGTTCGCGAAGTACGCGGCCTAGCAGGGCTAGGGGGGTCCTCCTCCGGGAGGACTTGGCGGGCGCGCCTTCGCCGGGGCGCCCGCGCCCCCCAACACCCGGGGGAACGGCATGCCGACGACCTACTGGCGCAAGTCCTACGTCCCGCGGCTGATCGCGCGGGCCGGCGGCCTCGATGTCACGGTCGCCGGCGTGACGGCGAAGTGCCTGGTGGACCGGATCGACGTGCCGGTGGCCGAGGGCCAGGCGACCTCCGGGACCGGGCAGAGGATCGAGGTCCAGTGCGAGACCGGGATCTTCCCGGCGCTCGCGGACGGGGTCACGGTGACCGTGGAGGGCGTCGACTACGTCGCGAAGGAGCCGAGGCGCGGGGACGTGGACGGCGGCATGACGAGCTTCGAGTGCGCGATCAAGGGGTGACCGGTGGCCGACAGCGTCAGGCTGAGGATCCTGAAGGACGCGATCGCCAGGCTCAACGCGAGCCCGGCGAAGCCGTCGGGGCTCAGCGCGGAGCTGGGGCCGTCCCGGGCGGCGAAGATACCGGGCGCAGCCGTCTACCTGCCCGAGGACGCGACGCGCCGGGCGGGCACGCGGCGCTCCCGGCTCGACCTCCACGAGGTGACGGTCGAGGTCGAGCTGCGGGCCGGCGGGGACAGCCTGGTCTCGTGCTACGAGGCGGTCGACGCGCTGTGGCAGTGGGTCGACGCGGCCCTGAACGGCTCCGTCCTGGACGGGGCGCTCGAGGAGGCGGCGATCATCAGGACGGCGATGGACGTCAAGGGCGAGGACCGGCCGTACGTCCTCGCCGTGGTGGACGTATCGGTCCCCAGCTCGCAGAGGGTCGGGGACGCGACGCTGATGAAGTAGGGCCCGGCCGGGCGAGCGAGCCCGGCGGAACGACGACAGGAGGCGAAACATGAGCCCCGGCATCAATCCGGACGGCGACAAGCTGCTACTCGGCAGGGGGAAGGTCTACTTCGACCGCGTGACGGCGGCCGGCGTGAGCCAGGGCGAGCGGTACCTCGGCGACTGCGCGCAGTTCTCGGTCACCGGCAGCCCCGAGACGAAGGACCGCTTCTCGTCGTCCGACAAGACGAGCGGCCTGCTGAAGCGGGCCGTCATCCGCCAGACGTGGGAGTTCGAGATCGAGATGGCCGAGTACGACGCGCACAACGTCGCGCTCGCGCTGCTCGGCGCGACGGCGGCGGTCGTGCAGTCCTCGGGCACCGTCACCGACGCGGCGATCGCCAACGGCGCCGGCGGGGTCGTGATGGACCGCTGGTACAAGTTCGCCGGCCGGGACGTGACCGGCATCATCGCGAAGAAGGGCGCGAGCACCCTGACGCTGAACACCGACTACGCGGCGGACGCGGTGAACGGCAGGCTGCTGTTCATCACCGGCGGGCCGGGCGGCGTGGTGGCCGGGGACACGACCCTGAC